TTATGTTGCGATAATAATTTTCACAGCAATAACAGCTGCGATAAGCCAAACTATGAACCCAGCTGATAAGAACCCTAACATTTTAAGTGCGATTAAAATATTAGATTTAAAATTAGATAACCATAAAGCTTGCCTTGGGTTAGATCTGGACGGGGAGTTTAAGTTGCGAGATATATCTTCTTTCATAATCACCTCTTTTTTCATAGACATTGTGGTTAGATTTAGTTTTGTAGTGTAAATAGTGGGCTTAAATGATAATATAGTTAAATATAGTTTTATCTATAAATTGTGTCAATAGTTTTAACTATTAAGAATAATAATTTTAACTTTTAATTTTTATCATTAATAGAAAAGCCACATCACATGTAGCTTTTTATTAAATTCTATAGGTATGGTTTTGTTATTATCCTGCTCTCCAGAACTGACGGCCCATCACTCTAAAGTTTTTACCGTTTTCTTCTGTTACGCGGCGATCTCTAAATTTTTCGTTAAGACTATGAAGAATTAAAGATCCATCTTCTTCTTTAAAAATCTGTTTTAACATACCTTCACCAGCAAAATATACAGCATATATTTCACCATCTATAATGTGTGTTTGAGATATATCTATCCCTACAAGATCCCCATCTTTTATATAATCCATCATGCTATCACCTTTAGCTTTAATAATACGCATGCAATCTTGAGCTACATATTTTTCTTTAAAAAATGAGGGTGGGAAAGGGATCTTTCCATTGATAGCATCAAAATGAAACTCAATAGACTCGCCTGTTCCACATGAAAAACTAGCTTCCACTACTTCTATCCATACGTATTCATTATTTTCTTTGCTTACTACAACAGGTTTAACCAAATCCTCGTCACTAAATGAATCTTCTGCTTCTCCGGTTGTTAGCCAATAAGCATCTACCCCTAAATATTTTGCTATTAAAGGAAGAAATGCGGATTTTAAACTTTTTCCTGTTTCCAAAGCTTGATATGTCGGTTGTTTAATACCAACCGCTTCAGCCACTTCATGTTGACTCTTTCCTGCTTTTAATCGAGCCGTTTTTAGACGAGTTGCTAAATCAGACATGATATTAACCCTAAAATCGTTGAGTCTAAGTTTATAGTTAAAACTATTAATAATCAAAATAACTTGAACTATTGACTTTTGATAGTTATAACTATAAATTAACTATCATGATGGAGTTTTGATAGTTATGAATATAGATGTCACTGTAATCTACGTGCAACTAGTGAGCTTTTTCGGGAGTCAAACAAAAACGGCACAAGCACTTTCTATTAAGCAGCCTTCGGTTAATGCATGGTTAACAGGGAAAAGTCAAATGTCTGAAAAAATTGCTTTGCGGGCGGAGCGTGTAACCAAAGGGAGATTTAAAGCTTATCAACTCTGCCCAACACTAAAAGAGTTTGAAAACAAAATTGCGAGTTAATCATCACAACTAAAATGTAGATAAACATTAAATTTTTAGGAGCTTATAAATGGGTGAAATTAATTTAATTCAAGAGGTTTAATTAAGTTTTATCAAAAAAAGCGGGAAAAGAAAATTTAGATATTTGGTCTGGAAAGCAAAAAAGTCTGATCGGCAAATCAGACTTTTTAGATAATTCATTTAATGAGGAAATCACAATGAATTTTAAAGTAAATCTATCACACTATATTTACGAAAACAAATCGACTAGTTGTAACGGTACGAAAAATAAAATCTTTCCGTATTTAAAGTCCTTTAAAGCTCCTTTGAAGGAGTTAAATGCTGATGCGTGATTATGGGAAGGTTTCTCCACACTTCTGGACAGGTATAACTGGTAAACAATTACGAGAGTGTCCCGAGTCCATTATTGTAGCTATGTATTTAATCACCAGTCCACATGCAAATATGCTTGGTCTTTATTATATGCCTCTTTTATATATAGCTCACGAAACTGGTTTGGGGCTAGAAGGAGCAGAGAAGGGGCTTGAATGGGCATGTAAAGTAGGTTTCTGTAGTTATGACAATGTTTCAGAAATGATCTGGGTACATGAAATGGCTCGTTTTCAGGTTGCTGAATCTTTGAAGGAGAGTGATAACCGTTGTAAAGGTATTCAAAAGGATTATGACTCATTACCGTCAAATCCATTTTTAGAAAATTTTTATAATAAATATGTTGAAGCTTTTTGTATGACGCATCGACGTGAAGGAAAGAATAATAGCTATTTAGAGAAAGAAGCCCCTAACAAGGTTCTTTTAAGCCAAGAACAGAAGCAAGAACAGGAACAGGAACAGGAACAGGAAAAAATTCTCTCTCAAGTAATTTTAACGAACGTTATGAAATCAGAAGATTGGAGACCAGATTTAAATCATCTCGCTACTTATTTGAAAAAGACTAAATACTCGCAGCAAGTGCAAGAAATCTTATCTATGGATGATTTTGAATTTCATTTGAGCAATTTCAATGCTCACCATGAAACTTCACGATATCTAACTAATAGTCAAAGACACAGCAAGTTTGCTCAATGGATATTTGAAAAGTTTGAAAAATTAAAAGCTTCAAAAACTAAATCAACGAAGTCAATTTATTTAAATTCAGCTCCACTTGGAAATGTAAATCAAGCTTTTGAATACCAACAGCCAGAATATGACGAAAGCATTAAGCCATTGGAGTTGGGAGGGAAATTTGTATGAATGTAATGACAAAAATTAATCACTCTTTCGAATCAGGGTTAAACATTTGCTCTATTCATTTGGAGAAAAAGGTCAAGATTGCTGGTTTAGAAATTTGTCCAACATGTGCTGTCAATAAAGTAACTGAGTCTAATCTCAAGCATAGTAAAACCGTTAGAAAAATGGTTTATGAAAATCATTTAGCAGGTGGAATGTTACCTATACGCCATAAAAACTCTGGGTTTCATAATTATCGCTGCGAATTACCAGGACAAATTATTGCTTTTAATAGTTGTGCAGCTTATGCCGAACGAATTATGAAAGGACAGGTAACGAATCTGGTTATGGTGGGAAAAACTGGGACAGGTAAAACACATCTTGCATGTGCGACGGCTAGAACATTACTTAAGAATGGCAAAACAGCTCGTTATATCACCAGTGAAGAGTTAGCAAATGACATCATGGGAGCTTGGTATCGTCAGGGTGATAGTGAAAAAAATACTATTTATCGTTATGCAGAATATGACTTACTCATTATTGATGAGTATGGCTTGCATGATCGCGAAAAACGTAAAGAAGTGGTTCATAAGGTCTTATATGCGCGTTATGACGCAGATAAAGCAACAATGCTTATTTCAAATTTTGCGCTTAATGATACTAAGGATCGGATAGGCACAATTATTCATGGCCTGATTTCTGATTTAGGTGATCGCCTTTGGTCTCGGTTTCAACATGGGGGATTAACTCAAATTGAATGTGTATGGGCAGATACTCGTTTAGGAGCAAAACTATGAATATTAAATTGGAACTTACTAAGTATGATTATTCAATGAGTTATTCAAATGTTTTTCTTAAAGCTAAAAGGCGTAATGAACTAGCCCATGAGCTAGCAGAATGGGTAAATCAAGGGAATCAGATCAAGTGGGTTGAAAATAATACTGATAGACAAGCTTATATAGATAGTGTGGAAAAGAGAACTAAAGAATTTGAGTCTATTAGTAGGGGTTGTAGTAACTATATTGAGTCACGCCATAGTCAAATTCGGGGTACTAGAATTATACAGAAAATGATTCTAGCTGCTTTGGAAGCCTCGAATAGAGATAATTTTAATTGTTTATGTGATGCAGAACCCTGTAATCAGTTATTAAAAATTAAGCGGAATGAGGGTTCAATGTAATGAAAATTGATCAAATTATTTTAGTAATAGTTACTTCATTTACTTTCTATTTCGTTGTTAAGTATTTGATGCAATGGTTGTTGGTAGGTGAATATAACCATGGTGTAGTAATTGAATGGGTGCGTCGCGGATTTGCATTTGGATTGGGCTTTATTGCATCGGTAATAGTAATTGTTGTGATGGTGCATATTCTAAGAGGGTTAATGAATGAATATTGATATTAGTATTATGAATCAATTTACTCAGTTTCAATGGTTATGCCGAGGCCTAACAGCACAATCATTGGATTTTTCAAGGGTTGGACATACTCGTAGTAAAGACTCTATTAACTATCAAGATAGGTTAGGGGCAATTGCTAAAATGGAAACACAATTAGCTAAATCGGTGACCTCATTAATTATTTATGATGGGAAATCAGAAGATGACTATAAATTTATAAGAAATCATTTAGCTTTAATCATGTTAAATGAATCTAAAAAAGATAAAAAGAGAGAGCCTGAATATATTGCTACCCATCATTTAGCATGGCTTATTGCTCGCATGGTTATCGATTTTTCTCTAAATCCTGAACTAGAAAAAAATTTTACTGCTCAAGGGCGTCTTTATTATGCCGGTATTACGGCTTATAAAATGTCAGCAGACGTTTATAGAATGACTTGGAGGCCATATGAGAAGTTGATGCAGCTTGCACTTGAGTCTGCTATTGCAGAAGCAGAAGATACTATTCGTGAATATCGGAAGAATACTTACAAAGAGTTACAATTATAGGGTTTTCATTATTGTGAAAAAAAGTGTATAGTATTTATAAGATGGTCGTATTGCAAATTATATTTGTGATGCGACTTTTTCATTTAAGTTATCTAAATACAATACATTTAATTTTGTATTTCTTATTTTAAGTTTTGCTGTACAACTTGCAGCATATAAAGCCGTATCAAAATAGTTTGATACGGCTTTATTTTTTTATTAGTAATAGGTATGGAAAGGTATTTATTATGAGTTGTAATAGTTGTGCTAAAAGGCGTAAATGGTTAGAGAGTAAATATAATGAACTTGAACGAAGAACAAAACTTCTGCTGCTCAAAGCTACTCGAAGTAATGGACGAGTTGATAAAGCAGAACAACACATTGATTCAAAAGGCTGAAAAGAAAGATACTCTTATTTATGCTGCTATTGAGCAGAATAATAAACTACTTCAACAGTATGTTGAAAATAAAACGGTTGATGAAAATATTATCGCTTACTTAGATTCAAAGCCAAAAGAAAAGTAATATTTATATTAACTGGTAAGAGTATTTTTTATTATCTTAGTTATGAGGAGAGCTAGATTTAAAGTCTAGCTCTTTTTTTATTGGGAAAAAATATGTTAAAGATAAAAGTCCAGTTTTTAACTACATGTATGCATAATCGAATTGTTTATATAGCCAATGAGATTGTTGACCTTGAAAAAGGAGATGCAGATGATTTACTCAAGCTCAATTTAGTTAAAGTTATTAGTTCAGATGTATTGAGAAAATCTAATAAACTAACCAATCAAGATAAGCCAAGGCGTACACGTAGTAAATCTCATCAAAATAATATTTTTAAATAACGTATTTTTTAATGAGTTTATTTGTTATCAATAGATAATGTAGTGATGGTTTACTTTTTTAGGTGACTTTATGACTGTAAATATGAGTGGTTTGACTAATCTACAAAACAAATTAAAGAAATTATCAGATGATAAGAGAATTAATCAAATTGTAGAGGATGTTGAAAATAAAGCAACTTCTCAAAAAAATGCTAAAGAATTAATGATTAAAATGCTTCAAAGTGAATTAATAAATAAATTGTAATACAGTTTGTTAGAGAATTGTTGGTAATTAAGACAGAATTTATATATTAGAGCTATATAGTATTTCACAAATTCTAAAATTTTATTGCCTCGCAAACGCGAGGTTTTTTTCGTCGTTAAAAAAGGAGTCCAATCATGGGCGTATTAACACAAGGTACTGAAACATGGGTGAAACATGGTTCACCAGCTGTATTAACTAAAATTGAATGTATTACTGAATTGTCGGTAGGCGATGATAGTGTTACTGAAATTGAAACAACATGTATGGAAGAACGTGAATCTTCAACTTCAGAATATGGTTTAGTTAAACCAGGTGAAGGTAGTTTGAAAATCAATACTGATCCTGAAAATGAAACTCATGTTACGATTTTGAATTTGGCTCAAAATAAAGCAAAAGTTGATGTTTTTGTTGGATGGGCTGATGGTACGGTTGCACCAACTTTACAAGGTGATGTTGTTACAGTACCGCAAGGTCGTTCTTGGACACAATTCCAAGCTCAATTACGAAAAGGCCCACCAATTTTCGATAAAGACTCATTGGTAAACCATACTATTCCAATGAAACGCCAAACCCCAGCTTTCGATACATTGAAAACCGTTTAAGGTTTTTTAGCATTATTAATAAGCCTGCTTAGCAGGCTTATTTTCTTTTGGAAAATTAAAAATGAAGAAACTAAGTGCGGATCAAATCAAATCAGGCATTTTGCTTGGTAAGCCAGAACAAGTAACAGTTCAAGTTCTGGTAAATGGTGAAGAATCAGAGTTTACAACCTATATTAAACCTTTTAACTATCAATCTGCTGTAGCAAATATGAAAGCATACGGAGAAAATAAAGAGGCTTTAGCAGGTATTTTAGCAAGTTGTATTACAGATGAGCATGGTGTTCCTACTTTCACTGAGGATGAAGTTCGATTACACTTTAGCCAAGCATTAGTTGATATCATTTGGGTTAAAATTGTTGAAATTAATGTCATGGGAAAGCAGACATTGAAATCGACGACAGAGAAGAACTCCTCATCGAAATCGCGATCGCAACCTCAAGATCAATCGAAGAAGTCAGAACAAGCTTTACCCACAAAGAAATTAGAACCTGGGCAGCTTACCGACAAAAAAGAGGTAGCCTCAACATAGGTTTACGTTTAGAAGAAGTAATGGCAGAAATGAAACTCATGTTTGCGTCATCTAAGGGTGTAAAAGGGCTTCAAATTTATGATTATTTACCACACTTCGATAAACCACCGGCTCTTACTTTTGAGCAAGAGCGTATAAATAAAATGAAAAAGTCACGCTAATTATAACTAATTAAAAAAGCACTTTGAGAAAAGTGCTTTTTTAAAATAAATTAATAACTTTTTTCTGATGTAATATTATATGTGTTTTTTTAACTATTAAATTGATATGTTTTGATTTTATTATATTTAACAAATTTATTTGTTTTTTCATCTAAAATATCTCCTTTGAATTTAATTTCGATAGGGTAATTATTTAAATCAGGTTGATCCGTTTTAATTCTATATTCACCCTTGAAGCTATAATTTAAAGGTGAGTTTTGGTCGTAAGTGCCTTCATTACTTCCTTCAATAATATCAATATTGTATCCTTGAATAGCATCATCGCCTAATTTAATAAGATGAAGTAAAGTATCTGATCCGCCATAATTTGAATAGGTATATGAGTCGTCGAAGAAACCGACATCATTTTCACCTATCTTGACAATTCTTGAAGCTAGATTTTCAATATTTAAATTAATAATTCCATATTGACTTGGTGGAGTGTATGAATCTCTATTTTTAGAGACTAAATCAAAATTACCTTGATTATTTTTCTTAAAAATCATGAGGTCAGCATTACCTTCGCAGGCATGACAACCTTCACTAAACTCATAGAAGTTTGAACTTTTTTCGACAAGTTTTCCGTTTTCAATTTCACTTACTGCTTTACCAATTTCACGTTTTTCAACAAAAATTAAATATCTATCTTCACCAGAGTTATTTTTAAAGACTTCCGCGGGATGGAGTAAGGCTAAATATTCTTGGTTATTTTCTTCGATTCCAATATGGGGAAGTTTAATTTCCTCTTCATCTTTACTTTTAAACATAGCATGAAACATAGATGGATAAAATGTACGGAATATCGATTTTGTTTCCAAATCATCTACTGTTATTGCAAAAGAATGGTTAATTAAAAAAAAAGAAGATAGCAGTAATAATTTTTGTTTCATTGCCTTGATTAACTCTAGTATTTGTAAAGTATGCCCAATTTAGCAAAGCAGTAACTTGAAATCTAGTTAAATCATAATTTAATCATTGACGACCGAAAGGTCGTTTTTTTTGCCTGGAGATAAGTATGGCTGCAACTAATTTAGGAAGTCTAAGCATAGACTTAGTTGTTAATATTGGTAATTTTATTGAGCCTATTAACCAGGCAGAACGCAAAGCTAAATCAGCCAGTGAAACTATTGGCCAAAGTTTTAAAACAATTGGCTCTACCATGAAATCTGTTAGTGATTTCATGAATAATCAGATTGTTGCTGGCCTCACATCGACTGTAACACGTGTAATTGATACAGGTAGTGAAATCAAAAAGCTGGCTCAGCTAGCCAATACAAGTACTTCGTCTTTTCAATATTACGCAAAGGGTGCAGAAACTGTAGGAATTAGCATGGATAAGTTTGCAAACCAGATGAAAGGTATGCAACAAAATATCGGCAATTTCCAACAGACTGGAGGTGGTCCATTAGCTGATTTTTTTAAAAACATTGCACCTCAAGTTGGGGTAACAATTTCTCAATTCCAGAAACTTTCAGGCCCAGATGCATTACAGCTTTATTATGATTCTCTTGTTAAAGCAAATGTTAGTCAGGAGAGTATGCGGTTTTATATGGAAGCCCTTATTTCTGGCTCGACGGCATTAATTCCTCTACTCGAAAATGGTGGGGCTGGATTTAAAAAATGGGGAGATACAGCACAAAAAGCTGGCATCATTATGGATGATGCGATGATAAAAAAATTATCGCAAGCCAAAGAAAACTTACAAATCATGGATTTGCAATGGCAGGGTGTCCAAGCCACTATGGTCAATGGAATTATGCCTGTATTTATTGCTGTCACTTCTCATATGGACACCATTACTGCAGCAGCGGTTGGTTTGGGGGCTGCTCTAAGCGTTAAACTTGCAGTACAAGCTGCTATGGTAGCCAAAGAGTTTGCTATGTGGGCAATTGAAGGTGTACGCACTGTTGCAACTTTTGCAAGTGTTACAGCAGCTTCATTAGAGACTACAACTGCAATGGGTGTATTAAGAGGAGCTATGGCATTTCTTGGAGGACCTGTTGGTTTAGGTCTTCTGGCTGTACAAGCTCTTGCTGCTGGTGCAGCTTTTCTATTTATGAAAAATAGTAATGATGAGGCTGCTAAATCTTTAAATGAACAGGGCGTTTCAATTGCTGAAATAATTAAAAAATATCAAGAGTTAGATACAGCCTCGCAAAGAACTCAGATGCGTGCTGAAAAAAAATCATTAGAAGAATTAAATCAAGAGTATGAAAAATCGAAGGGTACGTTAATTAGTATTGCTATTGCTATTGGACGTCTGGATGGTTCTACTACTGAGGCATCTCGAACTGCTAGTGAATTAGCTATGAAGTTTAAAGAAGGGCAAATGACAACTAGTCAATTTGCTTTTGAAATTAATAAATTATCTGGCGTATCTGAAAAATCAAAAGCAAGAATTGATGAGCAAGCAGCAGCTTCAATTAAAGTCGGTCAAGAATTTACAAAACAAAAAGAAGTAATCAACTCTTTATTAAAGTCAACCGATGAAGCAACAAAGAAACAAGGGAATTTAAATAAAGAGTTTTATGCTGCTGAACTAGCTTCAAATAGGGCTAAAGTCGGTTATGAACAATATCAAAAAACTTTTAATACTGAATACAAGGATGTTAAAGGTCAGCAAGCGCTTTTAGATAAGTATGGTAAGAACCATTCTTCAAAAGAAATGGATATAATTTATGAGTGGGGAAAACGATATAATTATGACTCTGCGCAAATGGCAACACCCACTGCACAAGAGGATTTGAAGAATTCTTTGAAATTAGAAAATTCAAGTAAGAAATTAAATGATCGGAAAGAAGAGAAATTAAAACTAGAACAAAGGTCAACTGAAGAAGCAAAAAAACAAGTAGAGTTAGCAAAAAAGCAAGCTATGGCTAGTGCGGTTATGGATCCTGCAACTAAAAACATGCTAAGCGTTTATCAAGCCTTTATGAACACAGGCGTGCTGAATGAGAAACAGGCTAAATATTTTACTGCGGAAGTTGGAAGGGAAAATGATTTTCGTAGTTCAAAAATGTTTGGAAGTCATAAAGATAAAAATAATGGTTTTACTAACGTAGGAATTTTTTCTTGGCAAAAGGATAGAGCGACAGACCTAATGAGTCTTTTATCAAAAAAAGGTCTCCTTGATAGCTCAGGCAATATTAAACCAACACAAGAGGCTCTAAATGCACAGGCAAAATATGCTATAAACAACGAACTTTTGACAAATAAGCGATTTGCTAAATCTAAAAAAGCATTAATGAAAAATGCTGATTATAAAGAATTAGAGAATACGGTGGGTAATAACTTTATTGGTTGGGATTATGACGGTAATAAGATCAACGCCCGACCTCATCACAAGAAACGAGATAATTATTACAATAAAATTAACTTATTGCTTGGGAAAAATGGAGATGAAAGTTATGCATTAGAGGCTTTAAAAAATGTACAAAATTCTGATGATGAGCAATATCAAGCATCCCTTACTCAAGCTGCGAATGAAAAAGCTTTAAAAAGAAAATATTATACTGAGCTGGAGAGAATCTTAGCAGATAGTGAAGATGACAAGGCTGAGATTATTAAAACTATTCCAGAAGGTCCTGAACGAACAAGATTATTAGATCTTCGTCAGAAGGAATATGACAAAGCAATAGAGAGTTATATTGCTGCAGAAGATGAAAAAATAAAGATTCAAAATCAGGCGATTCAAAGTACTAAAGATAGAATTGATCAAATGAATCAATCTAGTACTGAAACTTGGGCGAGAACAACTCTCACTCCAGATGAGTTAAAAAATTGGAATTTTCAAAATGAATTTGAAACTAAACAGACTAATTTGTGGGATGGATACCAAAATATAAATGAATCAATTAATAGTAATGAAAACTTATCAGAGACTGATAAATATCAAATGCTTGAAGATGCACATCAAGCATATATCGATGCAAAATTCGCAATGGATGTTGAATATGATACAAAGTCTCGAGAGTTACAAAATAATTTAAATATAGAAAATTTAAATAATTATGCAACCATGTTTGGAGATATGGCTGGGTTAGCTAAAGCTTTTGGGGGAGAGCAATCTAATACATATAGAACACTGTTTGCTATGCAAAAAGGTTTTTCATTGGCAAGTGTAATTTTATCTAGTTCTGAAGCAATTGGTAAAGCATGGGCATCAGCAGCTTTCCCTTATAACATACCCGCAGTGGCTATGGCTGTAGCTCAAACAGGTGTATTAAAAGCAGCTGTGTCTGCTGTTACTCCACAAGGCTTTGCAACTGGTGGACAGATTAGGGGTTTGGGAAATGGTTTAAGTGACAGTATTCCTATTTGGGCTTCTAATGAAGAGTTCATGATTAAACAATCTTCAGCTAAAAAGATTGGCTTGGATAATCTTAATTATATGAACCAAACAGGTGAGTTGCCTCAAACAGAGTCAAGTCAGATTATCGCGCCTCAGCTTGCTGAACTTCCTCCAACAGGAAGTGCCATTAATGCTCCTGTGTCAGTAAATGTGACAGTAAATTCAGATGGTAGTAGTCAGGTCGACTCATCTGGGCAATATAAATTAGTTGGAGAAGTGCTTGGGAATACAATTCGACAAGTATTACTTCAAGAATTACGTCAAGGTCGGATTTTATATAATGCGATTCGTGGGTAAAAGGTATCAACTTAGTTTTTAAAAATAATAGATTTAATAGATTATTCAATTCGAAACAATTTAAATTAAATATTTTAAATAACCTTTACTAATTTATAGTTTCTTTTTTCTGAAAAACAAAGTATAGTGTAACTAAGATGGTCGAAGTATGAATTCGATATACGTTAAAAGCTAACTTTAATTTTAAAGTTAGCTTTTTTATTTTTAATACTATTATTTTAAGTTTTTAGATTTTTTGAAATATATCTTTGGGGGTGAATACTTTTAATAAATCTCATTTGATCTTTTGTTTTTAATTTATATTTTAATAGAGCAAATAATAAATTATTTATCATTTAAATATCGTGTGAATAAGTATTTATATAATTTCTCTGTATATTTTAGGAATATTTTATGAGTGCCCTTAAGTTTACTTGGAATCAAGATTTAGATGGTAACTCCCAAAAAAGTACATTTAATGTCTTAAATACAAGTTTTGGTGATGGTTATGAACAAACCGTAAGTGTTGGTATTAATTCTTCTTCTAGTCAGTGGCAATATACTAAGACTGATACCGAAAAAAATATTTTAGAGATTAAAAATTTTTTTGACTTACATAAAGGTTCAAAATCATTTCTTTGGGATTCACCTTTAGAGGGTGAGGTGCGGGTAAAAGTTGGTGAATATCAATCTGCCCATTTAGGTGGGGGTTGGTGGCGCATTACTACAACGTTTACCCAAGTTTATTATCCTTAATATTTAATCACTTATAAGCTCCTGAAAAGGAGCTTTTTTTATGGAAATTAAAATGTCTCTCGTCAGTGATTTTCAGAAACTTGAAGTAGATGGAATCATTACTCTTTATGAGTTAGATGCAAGAAATCTTGGTGCAGGTATTTTACGATTTCATGGCCATGCTAGTTTTAAAGATAATGGTGAATGGAAACCAAATATTATTTGGCAAGGTGAAACTTATGAACCATTAGCAATTAAAGTATCTGAATTAGAATTGCGTTCAGATGGAAAAGCATCTAGTCCAACTTTAGCAATTGCAAATAATATTAATGGTATTCAAGGCGCTGTTTCAGCTTATTGTTTACAATTTAAAGATTTTGCTGATGCTAAATTAAAAGTCATTACCACAATGGCTAAATATTTAGATGCATCAAACTTTTCTTCTGGTAATACAAATGCAGCAAATGAATCAAAAGAACAGATTTGGTACATAGAACAGAAAACGTCTGAAAATGCTCAGCAAGTCACATTTGAACTTTCTAATCCTATAGATAATGAAGGGCGAGAAATCCCTGTTAGGCAGATTACTTCACTTTGCGAATGGGCTTGTAAAGGACGTTATCGAGGTGAAGAGTGTGGTTATACAGGGACAGCAATGTATACAGAAAAAGGTGAGCTTACTGATGACCCAGCCCAAGATAGGTGTGGGGGACGTTTACGAGATTGTCGCTTACATTTTGGTGAAAATCAGCCTTTATCATACGGCGGCTTTCCAGCTTCAAACTTGATGTAAAGCAGGTTGATTATGAAACTTTCAGCAAAAATTAAAAAAGCAATTATGGTACATGCCGATGAATGTTACCCACTTGAATGCTGTGGGGTGATTGTAGATCGTCAATATATTCCTTGCCGTAATATTTCTACTCAAAATGATCAATTTGAAATCCATCCTGAAGATTTATCTATGATTGAAGATCAAGGTGAAATTCAGGCGTATGTTCATAGTCATCCAGATGGAACTACACGGGCTTCTGAATTAGATTTAACACAAATTGAGTTACATAAAAAACCTTGGGTGATTTGTTCATATCCCCATATTGATTTTCAAATATACGAACCATCTGGTTATAAAGCACCTCTGGTAGGACGTAATTATTATCATGGATGGCAAGATTGTTATTCATTAATCCGAGATTTTTATAGCCGTGAACTTAATATTTCATTAATTGATTTTGATCGAGAAGATGCTTGGTGGGAACAAAAAGATCATCCTTCACTATATTTAGAAAATTATGAACAAGCTGGTTTTTATGAAGTCTCACAACCTACATATGGTGACATGCTAATTTGTAGGGTAGGGCGCACAGAACATCCTAATCATGCATTAATCTGGCTTGGTGACCAAGGAAAACTTAAAACAGAGCAGACAGAACCATGTATTGGTTCATCTTTAATTCTTCATCATCCTTATGGACGTAAGTCTATAAGAGAGATTTATGGACCACAATGGTTAGATCGAACCGTGAAGATTTTAAGACACAAAAAAATGAATTAAACCGCCGCAAGGCAAAATCCCTAAAACCTGCATTCGCAGGTTTTTTATTTTCTAAAGAGGTAATTTCAATGGCAACTCAAGCAGCAAAACAAGTTTCAGTACTGGAAGCAGAACTCGTAACTCAATTTAGTAATCAAGTGAATGCGATTCAATTCAATAAAGGTATGACACTTGAAAATTTAGTCCTGACTTATAATCGAGAAACAGGATTCTCTATTTTGATTGAAGAAGCTCAAACTCTAACAGAAGCTCTCTAATTTTAAAGTTCAGAGGAGGTATTCAGTTGAATATCTCCTTTATTAAATCCAGGATAATCTCATGTTAAAAACAATCAAACTATATGGTGTATTAGCTGAAAAATTTGGAAAGCAATTTCAATTAGATGTTGTGAATACTCGTGAAGCTATGCGTGCATTATCAGTTCAAGTTCCGGGTTTTGAAAGTTTTATGTTACGTGCTCATGAGTCTGGACTTAAATTTGCCGTATTTTTAAATAATAAAAATTCTAAATATAAAAAGAAACAATCTTCAATTTATGACCCAGATTCAAAACAGCAGATTACAGGAGATAATATCTGTGAAGATCAGTTAGATATGAATACTGAAGCAGATACGATTCATATTGTACCTCGTGTAGTCGGTGCTGGGGGTAATGGTATATTCCAGACGATCCTTGGTGCTGTTATGGTCGTTGTCGGAAGCTACACTGGGCAATATTGGGCTATTGGTATGGGGGTGGGTATGATGGTTGGGGGTATTTCCCAGATGCTCATGCCAAAAATTGATAATACAGATCAAAACCAAGATGGTAACAGAGCAAATAAAGGATTTGGTAGTGCAGTAACAACAGTAGCTCAAGGAAATCCTGTACCTGTCCTTTATGGTCAGCGTGAAATTGGTGGATTTATTATCAGTGCAGGTCAGTATCCTGAAGACCAACTTTAATCAAAAAATAGGTTTTGTTATAGGCGCTTATCAGCGCCTTTTTTATGCGTGAGATTTATTATGTCAATTGTAAAAGGTTCAAAAAAAGGAAGCGGACAAGCGCGACAACCAAATATCGCTCCTGATTCTGCACAGTCAAAAACTCGCATAAATATTTTATATGGCCTTGCAGAGGGTGAGATCGAAGGCTTAGCAAATGGTAATAAGTCTATCTTGCTTGAAAATACACCACTTGAAGATAACAATGGCAAATTAAATTTTGAAAGTGTAAAAGTTGATTTTCGTTCAGGAACAAATGACCAAGATTATATAGAAGGCTTTCCTGCTGTTGAGAGCGAAACTGCAATTGATGTCGAATTAAAAGCGGGTACTCCATGGGTTAAGTCCTTTAAAAATTTAGATTTAGATGCTTTACGTATTCGACTTAAATGGGGGCCTTTACGAACTCAAGATGCTACGAGTGGAGATGTTTCAGGTGTAACCATTGAGTACGCAGTAGAATTACAAACTGATGGTGGGCCTTGGACTGAAGTTTTAAAAACAAAAATCTCTGATAAAACTTCCGCAAATTATGAGCGTGCTCATCGAATTAACTTACCAAAAGCTGATTCAGATTGGCTTATTCGTGTGCGCCGTATTACACCAAACTCAACCTCTGAGTATGTCAGTGACAAAATGTATATTGAGGCTGTCACTGAAGTTATTGATGCAAAATTACGCTATCCGAATACAGCACTATTAGGTCTGCAATATGATGCAGAGACCTTTAACAATGTTGCTAAAATTGCTGTTGAATGTAAGGGTACAAAAATTAAACTCCCTTCCAACTATAATCCGGTTTCTAGAACATATGCTGGAATGTGGGATGGTACATTTATTAGTGCATATTCAAATAACCCAGCTTGGGTTTATTACGATATTTGTACCTCAGATCGGTATGGTTTAGGTGATCGACTTACACCATTTATGATTGATAAATGGTCTTTATATCGTCTTGGTCAATATTGTGATGAATCTGTAAATGATGGCCAAGGAGGACAAGAGCCACGTTTTACTTGTAATGTATATTTGCAAAGAGCAGAAGAAGCTTATGAAATCTTAAAAAAATTAGCTGGAGTTTTTAGAGCAATCTCTTATTGGGATGGAAACAGTATTATCTGTGATGCAGATATTCCACAAGATACATATTTTACGTATACCCGCGCGAACGTGATTGGAGAATTTGAATATTCAGGTACACGTGCTCGTGATCGCCACAATGTTGTAAAAGTCGCATTTGATAATCCAGCAAATCATTATAAAACTGAATATGAATATGTTCGAGATGAGCAGGCAATTTCAGACTCTGGTCAAGTACGCATTTTAGATTTAAATGCGTGGGGGTGTACTTCACGTGGACAAGCACAACGTGCTGGTTTGTGGGCTTTAAAGTCTGAACAATCTGAAACAAGAACTGTAACTTTTAAAGTTGGCCTAGATGGATGGATTCCACAACCTGGTCGAGTTATTGAAATTGCAGATGAATTGTTTGCAGGACGTGCTAATGGCGGACGTGTATCTGCAATTTCTGAAGATAGAGTTAATCTAACAATTGATCGCGATGACGTTGTTGCCAAGCCAGGTGATCGTTTGGTTGTTAATGGTGAAAACGGAAAAGCTCAAACTAGAATTATTCAATCTATAAATGGTCGTGTAATTACAGTCACTTTACCATTCGATTTAAATTCTATTGCCGCAGAAAATATTTGGGTGATTGATGCTCAAGATTTAGCAACAATGAAATTCCGGGTTATTTCAATTCGTCAGGAAGAGAAAAATAAATTTACTATTAATGCTATTCAATATAACTCTAAGAAATTTGATGAAATAGATAGTGGGGCCTATTTTGAAGAAGTACCAATTTCAGTTATTAATCCAACTATTCAAGATCCTGTAAGTGATATTTTAATTACAAGTGAAAATAAAGTTAATCAAGGTATTAATATCACAACAATGATTTTGTCTTGGAAACAGGCAAAAGGTGCAGTTAAATATCTTGTTGAATGGCGTAAAGACAATGGTTCTTGGCTTCGTTTACCGCTCACAGGAAATAACTCTTTAGAAGTGCAGGGAGTTTATTCAGGAAATTATCAAGCACGAGTTACTGCAATTTCAGCATTTGAAGTTTCTTCATTACCAGTTTACTCATCAATTACTGAATTAGTAGGTAAAAATGGTTTACCTCCTAAACTGGAATTTATCCGTGCTACTGGTATTTTGTTTGGTATGCAGTTGGATTGGAGTTTTCCTAAAGTAGGGGCTCAGGATGCAGCATATGTTGAAATTCGTGTTTCCCCAGATGGTGTAAGCAATATTGCACCATTAGGCCAATTTGCTTATCCAACTAACACTCATAAAATTCAAGGTCTACAGCCAAATCTAATCCAATATTATAGTGGTCGAATTGTAGATAAAATTGGTAATGTTGGAGCATGGTCGGAATGGGTTAATGGAACAACTATTGCTAACCCTGAGGCTGTGTTGGATCTCATCTCTGGACATATTGCTGAAAGCGATCTTGCCAAAGAGCTTCAAGGCAAAATTGAAAATACTGTTAATGTTGCGGAAGCAGCAGAGCAAGCGGCTACTAATGCACAAACTGCCGCAAGTAGCGCTCAAACAGCGGCTTCAAATGCTCAGACGGCAGCTACAGATGCCAAAACAGCAGCAACAAGTGCTCAAACTGCGGCAAGCACAGCGCAAACACAAGCAACCAATGCTCAACAAGTTGCCAATGAAGCGAGCGCAACTGCGGCTAATGCAAAAAATGCCGCAGATCAGGCTGTTACTGCGGCATCATCTGCGACAGCAGCAGCAGCTTCCGCAGCTACGACCGCTACCAACGCTCAAACAACCGCTAACAATGCCTCTGTAGCGGCGAACAATGCAAATACAGCAGCAGCTACAGCACAAGCAAGTGCCACTTCTGCAAATACAGCAGCATCAAATGCCCAAAAAGATGCAACTTCGGCAATTACAGCAGCGGCAAATGCACAAACGTCAGCGAACAATGCAGCAACGGCTGCCTCAAAAGTAGCTTCTGATTTAACTACAACTACGAATCAGTTAAATCAAAAGATTGCAGATGAAACAGGCGCACGTACTACTGCAATTTCTCAAATGAACGATGGCCTCACAACTGAAACGACTCAGCGCAAATCAGAAGATGCGGCACTGTTAAGCAATGTTGAAACTTACAAATCAAGCACTAATGGCACTTTGTCTAGTTTACAAACGCAAATTACGACGAATGCCACAAACACCAGTGTCAATACTTCAAAAATTACTTCGCTTGATTCGCGTTTAACAACGAATGAAGGCAAAACTGCGGATGCCACCACCTCAGCGGCTACAGCTCAGCAAACAGCCAACACAGCAGTAACTAATGCAGCAGCAGCGGCTTCATCAGTTACTTCACTAAAAGCCGAGTTAAGCACAGGCAAAGGCATCAATAACATCGTTGCACCTTTTTCTGACCCTCAAGAGCTATCAACTAACATTCTGGGTGCATCAAGAACTGTCGCTTTAGTGAACTCGCTAATGCGTGTGAAAGGCAAAGCCTACGATGTTACATTCACAGCAGCAGCAGGCAATATTTATTTTGGTTCCGCATCAACTGCAACTGTAAATACAACGGCGGCAGGCTCGATCACTGGTGGCAAACGCTACATGCTGAGTGCTTACCTTAAGAACCTTGATGCGACCAAACAAGCTGACGTTTATTTCACATTGCTCTGGTTCAAGCGAGCGCTAGACGGCTCTGTTTCAACATCACAAGTGACTTTACAAAGCCAATTAACTGGCAACTTAAGAGTAACTCCGTCAAATGATGGTGGAACAATTACTTTTAAAGGCGTGGTAGCGCCAGTAGATGCTTTTGCTTTTACGTTTATCTGTACTGGAAATGGGACCTATAACGTCGCAGGTTCGCGCATCCTCATTGATATGTTGATGTTTGAGGAATCGATTGGGGACGATAAACCCGCTTCAACTTGGACGGCGGGTCCTGCTGATCTTGGCGCAATTAAAACTGCACTTGATACCAATGCTACTGCAATTAGTGGCATTACGACGCGTGTGGGTAACGCTGAAGGCACAATTACAAGTCAGGGCAATTCAATTACTCAATTGAATAACAGCGTCACCACAATTAATGGAGCTTTATCGAATAAAGCTGATGCGACTGCCTTAAATGCCTTAACAAGCAGAGTTAGTAACGCCGAAGGTAGCATTTCGTCGCAAAGTACGAATATTACCAACCTTCAAAATAGCGTTACATCAATCAACGGCACTCTTTTAACAAAAGCTGATAATGCCGCATTGCAAACCCTTGATTCAAAAGTTACCACAATCAATGGGAAAGTCGAAGTCAACTCAACAGCCATCACATCGTTGAGTTCATCTTTAAACAATGCCACATCGTTCATTTTAATGAATGCGGGCAATGCACTTACTGATTGGGTTACTTACGCAGCATCAGGCGAATATAGCGTTATCTCAGAAGCAACGGGTCAAACTGGCAAGGTTATTCAACTTGGTAATAACGCTGGCAATGACACGGTATGGATGCATGCTAATAACCTGATTCCATTCGATCAAACCAAAACTTACCGTATTCGTGCGCGTTACCGTCGTCGCTCAGGCACAGGCGTAATTTACGTAGGTATCGCACAAAAAACTCCTGACAAAGCTTTTTATGTCACAACGACAAATACCCAAACTGCCAACATGGGTTCATCCAACTATGCAATCAGTGCGCATGCACCTGCGATTGATGAGTGGCAAGAAGTTGTAGCTTATTTCAAAGGAAGATCGGCGGGAGCTGCGGGTGGTTCAGGCACTCAGGCAAGTCCTCGTACAGTTTCGCAAATGACGGGTTTTATTACCCCGATGTTCCTTGCAAACTACGCCAACCAAACAGGTACAGTTGAGCTTGATTATCTGATTCTTGAAGATGCTGAGGCGATTGCAGGAAATCAGGCAAATGCCACTGCGTTAGATACTCTTGATTCAAAAGTTACCGATGTTGATGGTCGCTTAACTACCACAACCAATTCCGTTACTTCTCTTGGCTCAAGAATGACAACGGCAGAGGGTGGGATTAACTCAACCAACACCGCAGTCAGTGCGTTATCAACGCGTATGACAAATGCAGAGGGTTCGATTACCAATCAGAGCTCTTCAATTACGTCACTTCAAAATAGCGTTACGTCAATCAATGGAACGCTTGCGAATAAAGCTGATGCAAGCGCTGTAACTGCCTTAACAAATCGAGTAACGACTGCCGAAGGGACCATTACTTCGCAAGGTAATTCAATTACCTCACTTCGTAATGACTTAACCACAACGAACAATGCTGTTGCAACAAAAGCCGATTCAAGCGCTTTAAACACTCTTGATTCCAAGGTAACTGGCATTGATGGTCGCGTTACTAGCAACGCAAGCGCTATTACTTCCCTCAAAACAGAGTTAAGTACAGGCAAGGGTGCCAATCTTTTAATTGCATCTTATTCAGACCCTCAAGTTCTCCCGTATGCAGCTACAAAAGCAAATGTGAACTTAGGTCTGACACCTTCATTGGAGCGTTCTGGTAAAGCATACACCTTCACCAATGTGACTTCTAATGTTGCGAACTACATTTACTTGGGGCATTACTCAGACCGTACCAAAGCATCAATTGGGATGACTGGCGGTGCAAAGTATTTATTAAGTTTCTATGCAAAAGCTGAAGCTGCTGGATTTGTTGGCCGCTTCTTCTTACGCGCACTAGATAACACGGATGCAGCCATTGCAACCACTGGTCTGAACTTACTCGGCACTTCCTCGCAAACAGTTCGCTTTGGTACCACGTGGACAAAATACTCGTTCTATTTAAGCTCTCCTGTGCCTGCAGGTGCTGTTGCTGGATCATTGTTGTTCTACACAGGTGGGATTGCAGGAGAAGTTACGCCTGCTGGTGCTATGGTCACTATCGACAAGATGATGATCGAAGAGTTTATCGGAACTGAAAAAGAGGGCTCTTCATGGGTCGCTGGTTCACCTGATTTAGCAGCTATTCAAACAACATTAGATGCCAACTCTTCGGCAATTACTAATCTAACATCACGAGTATCAAATACTGAAGGTGTAGTAACTAGCCAAAGTAATTCGATCTCTTCTTTAAACAATAGCGTTACAAGCATTAATACAGCTCTTTCATCTAAGGCTGACGCTTCGGCGGTTAACACTCTTTCCAACAAGGTGACAGCAGCGGAAGGAAACATTACAAGTCAAGGTAATGCGATTACATCCTTACGCAATGACCTAAATACTACTAACGATAAAGTTTCAACGAAAGCCGACACTTCGGCGCTTACATCTCTTGATACGAAAGTTACAAGTATCGATGGCCGTGTAACGACGAACACCAATGCTGTTACATCGCTTCAAGGACGAGTAAATACCGTTGAGAGTGGGCTTTCAACTAAAGCCGAAGCGACTGCATTAAACAACTACTACACAAAAACTGAGGCTGATTCAGCGACTTCGGGAGCAATCGATACATTTAACTCTCAGTTAACAATTGGTGGCGTAAATGTTGTAACTAACTCCGAAGCTCCCCGAACTTCTGCGGCTACATCAAATAAAGAATATTTATTATATGAACGCAGCGCGGAATTAAAGGCGTTCTACGACGAGAATCTTGATAAGCCAATCACTATCTCTTTCGATATGAGTGTGCCTGTTGTGGGTGCGGTTCAGGTTTATTCTTCAAACGGCTCGGCACATACATTTACTACAAGTGTTAATGCTGTAATCGCAAATCAATGGATTAAATATAGCGTTACTGTTAATCCAAGAACTCATACGGCAAACACGACAGTTTCGACTATTGAGTTTTACGGAACTTATGGTACAGGTCGTATTCCAACGATTCGTAAGCTGCAAATTGAGGCAGGTACAAAAGCGACCGCTTGGAGTCCAAGCCCTCGCGACACCAAAGCATTACTAGACGCCAACGCTACAGCCATTCAGACAACGCAAACCAAAGTCGACAACATTGATGGGCGTTTAACCACTGCTACAGATTCGATTACTTCATTAGGTTCTCGAATGTCAACGGCCGAAGGGAACATCACAGGTACTAATAGTGCTTTAAGTGGTCTTTCAACTCGCATGACTACAGCAGAGGGCAAAATCACAAATCAAAGTGATTCAATTGCCTCTCTTCAAAATAGCGTTTCAACGATTAACGGCAGTTTGGCAAACAAAGCCGATTCAAGTGTCGTAAACAGCTTAACAAGTCGTGTTGCGGCTACAGAAGGAAGTCTTGTTAGTCAGAGTGGACAGATTACCACTTTGAACAACAACCTCACGACGACTAATAACAATCTGACCGCAACAAACACGGCACTTAATGACGTTAACGATCTGGCGCGTCTGCAAACGCTCGGTAAGCCATTACGTGATGACCCAATGTTCGCCACAGGAACAGGCGGCTTAGGGTCGTATGCTGCAATTACGGGGTCGAGTTTCACACGTCAAGCAAAGTCAAGTGACAACCCAAGCACAAGCACTAACGAAATGCTATTGGCATTTACATCAACTGTAACTGGTCTTGGTTCAGGATGGTATCCAACATCTCCAACTTTAGTTGGTGGTCCAAATAAAGTTTTCTTGATTAAACAAGTGATCAAGATGCCAGTTGGCTTCTACCTTGTTGCCATCGGTAATGATATCGGCACAGGCGGCTATCGAAAAATTTACGGCAATATCGATGGTACGGGCAAGTTCGAAACTTATTTGACAGTGGTTGCTTGTGGTCCAGACGCTACGGCGAGCATTCAAGGTCACTTTAGAGCAGCGGTTAGATCGACTCAGACTGGTACGACTGCAAATCCAATTGAAGTAAAGCTTGCATCTTATGAAGTGTTCGACGTTACCGCTGTAAACGATACGATTCCTAAAGCGTATCGCGACTCGATTACGGCTAATGCAAATGCTATCTCTACCCTAACAAATACCGTTACACAGCAGGGCAATACTATTACTTCACAAGGTAATTCAATTACCTCTTTGAATAACAGTATCACAAGTATTAACGGTTCTCTTGCAAGCAAAGCCGATGCTTCGGCAGTTACTTCACTTGATTCTAAAGTAACGCTAATCGACGGAAAACTCACGTCAAATACATCGGCGTTGACTGCATTACAAAGTAGTTTTGATGGTCTGCCAAATCAGGGTGTAAATATTTTTGGCCCTGAAATTTCAAATCCAGTTGAAAAGCCAACTAACTGGACGTCAGGTCTGCCATTTGAAATCGTTCAATCACCTGACACAGTCAACGTTCGCGCCTTCCAGTTCACAATGCCTGCATCTTCAGGTAGTGGAACTTACTTCAACATTGGCGGCGGCCAAGTTCCTCGTCAATGGCTTAATGAAGGTAAATATGTATTTAGCTTTGTTGCCAAGACTGTAGGTGGAACACCACCACATCCGATTGAATGGCAATTCTACAATGCGGATAGCACTCGTCAGCGCTTTAGCATTACCGCCACTTTAACTCGTTATAGCGGTGTGTTTACTGTGCCTGCGGGTGGCGCAGCAGTTTGTATGCTTTTAATTGGTAACCCAACTGCAAAAGCTGCCGGTCAGGTAATCAACATCGAACGGCTGATGCTCGAACGCCAAGTCGGAAGCAACACTACGCCATCAACTTGGATTGCTGGTACCGATGCAAGCGGAATGATCATTTCAACGCAAGCCAAAGCAACTGATTTGTTCAACACAGCAACAAATCAAAATACAGCTACGGCTGGACGCGTAACAAGCCTTGAAAGTCGAATGACGTCGACAGAGGGAACTTTATCAACCAAAGCAGATGCTTCTGCTCTTCAAACGCTTGATACAAAAGTAACAAATGTCGATGGCAAAGTAACTTCGAATACAAATGCCATCACTTCGTTAAACTCAACTTTAAGCAATGCCACTTCAAGCATTTCAATGAATGCGGGCAACTCACTTATAGATTGGACGTTGTTCAATGCCTTGGGTGAATATTCAATTGTTGCACAAGCGGATGGGCAAGCGGGCCGTGTTATCCAACTCGGCAATAATGCTGGTAATGATATGGTTTGGATGCATCCAAACAACTTCATTCCTTTCGATGCAACTAAAACATACCGACTACGTGCACGTTATCGCCGTCGTTTTGGTACTGGTTCTGTTTATATCGGTGTATCTCAAAAAACGCCGGACAAAACGCTCTACGTTACGACTGGTAATACATTAAGTGCGGACATGGGTTCATCTAACTATGCCCTTAATGCCCAAACTCCTGCGTTTGACCAATGGCAAGAGGTTGTTGCGTACTTTAAAGGTCGTTCGACTGGTGCTGCAACTGGCTCAGGTTCGCAAGCAAGTCCTCGCACAATTTCTCAACAAGCTGGCTTCATTACACCAATGTTCCTTGCGAACTACACAAATCAAGCGGGTATCGTTGAGTTAGATTATTTAATTCTTGAAGATGCTGAAGCCATCGCCGGCAACCAAGCGAATGCAACTGCTTTAACTACATTGGATACCAAAGTTACCGATGTTGATGGGCGCTTGGCAACAGCGACAAATTCAATCACGGCGCTTGGCTCACGCATGAGCACTGCCGAAGGAAATATTTCGGCAACCAATACTGCGCTAAGTGGCCTTTCGACAAGAATGACTGCTGCCGAGGGCGGATTAACAAACCAAAGCAACTCAATCACTTCGCTGACCAACTCTATCAATTCTCTTGATAGTGATTCGTTAATTCCTGATTACAACCTCGCAAATCCTGAAAAATGGATTAGTCATTACGGTTACGCGATGGCTCAGTACTTCAAGAATACGACCACAGGGAAGATTTCAAACACTGTATTCCGCAAAGATACAACTGTTCCAGTGAACTGTTTTAACTATGCAAGAACACCTTTGCCGAATGATAGAACGTACAAAGTAAGTTTCTGGGTTCGTTGTAGTGCTGATTCAAATGGCTTGTTGATGATCCCAATTGGCAGATCGACCAATGACGGAAAATTCACCACGGCGGGTTACACAAGTGCTGGCGTGGCAGTTACAGATGTTCCAAAGAATGAAACTTGGACAAAAATCGAGAAGATTGTAAACCTAACCTCTACATCTGATGCCAATCCACAACTGTTCTTCGGTATCGCGCCTGGTCATACAGGCTCAGCAGGTTGGTGGGAAATCCAAGGCTACAAAGTGTCGCCAGTCTTAACGACTGCGGATGCTGATAGTAGCTTTGCGACTTCTGCGGCTCTTACTTCTTTGACTTCAACTGTCACGCAGCAAGGCTCAACACTGACAAGCCAAGGCACTGACATTACAAGCTTGAAGAATAGTGTTACCTCAATCAATGGAACGTTGACAAACAAGGCGGATGCCTCTGCGGTCAATACTCTTTCAAACCGAGTAACGGCAGCAGAAGGAAACATCACAAGCCAAGGCAATTCAATCACAAGCTTAAATAACACGCTTGCGAATAATGATTTGTCGAATCTTATTCTCAATCCTGACTTTATTGATCCAAAAAATGGCTGGACGGCTGGCGTAATTGTTGATGCAACAGATGCAGCCCCTAATCCACCGTCTCCAAAGGCATTAAAACTTAACAACCGTGATTCGTATTATGGGCCACACGTTAAATGCAATGTCGGGGATATGTTCTATGTTTCGGCTTGGTTTGCGACTCCAAATACGGCGGCAACAGCTACAGTAGTTATTGGTCTAAATACCCGAAATGTTTCGGCAGTTAATGGCTGGTATACGGTTGCAGCAAAATCTACCGACAAAACAATTTGGACTATGGTTGAAGGCTATTTCACTGTTCCTGCTGGCGCGGTAGAAGTTCGCCCTTGGTTGCAAGTAAGTATTGCGGCAGCGGATGCGCCTGCTCAGCTATGGCATGTGACGAATATCCAAGTTCGCAACATCACTGGTAATAAAAAACTTGCAAGCGACTTGCAAGCAACATCGTCTGCGTTAAGCACGCTCGATTCTAAAGCTACCAATATCGATGGCCGTGTTACTTCTGCATCAAACAACATTGTCACTCTTAACAATAGCGTTACCAACATTAATACCTCGCTTTCTCAGAAAGCAGATGCATCCGCTCTAACTTCTTTGTCTAACCGAGTTACGACCGCTGAGGGCAACATTAGTTCTCAAGGCGGCTCGATTACTTCATTAACCAATAACCTAACAGTTACAACAAATACAGCGAATGCGGCATTACCGAAAATTCAAGGTGGTACAGGCGCAGCTAAGTTGTTTAGAGGGGCATTGGTTTTCCAACAAAACGGCGTAAACATTACTGGCAATATCGTAATCCAAACGCCTATTACTTTCACAAGTAAGATGTTTAGACTTGCGCTTACTGGTTATAACTACTTAGCTGGTAAAACTGATATTAATTTGAATATTGGAGGCTATGCTTATAGCGGTACTTCTATTATTCAACACGGTGTAGTGAACTCAGGTACGTTGCCAATTCGTGTGCGTTTGGGCGTTCGCAATGGCACAGTAGTCGTCATCTTAACTTCTCAAGCGCCCAACGCTTACTGGCAATATCCTAAATTTAATATTGATGCAGAAATCGGCTACACAACTGCACCAGATGATTGGATTAATGGTTGGTCAGTAAGCGTAATTGCTGAAACCGACCTAGCCACAAACGGTATTTCGGCAATTGTAGAACCATCTTTATTAGATGTTTCTACCGAGATTGCAGCTAACGCAACAGCCGTAACTAATTTAACCAATACGGTCACTCAGCAAGGTAATACGATTACCTCGCAAGGGAACTCGATTACAGCGTTAAATAATAGCATCACAAGCATTAACGGCGCATTGACGACTAAAGCAGATACCTCTGTGGTATCAGACTTGGGCGGGCGAGTAACAACCACAGAAGGCAAAATTGATGCAAATACTTCATCGATTACAAGCCTGACTGCTAACTTAAAAAATACCGCTACTGGCGTCACAATGTCTGCATCAATTGATGTGGACCCAGATAACGAGTGGATTTATTGGGTTAAAAATGGAGAAGTTACTAGAGCGGATGACGCTTCTGCGTTAGGGGGTAAAGTTTACCGTTTTGGTAATAACGCGGGCAACGACCATGTAAACGCAAAATCACGTGCTAAATTGCCGTTTGATCAAACTAAAACCTACCGCATCCGTGCGAGATATCGTCGTAATAGTGGCACAGGTACGATTTATTGTGCTTTGTTCGGCATTGCAGCGGATGGCGTATCGCATGTTAATTCTAGCAATACAGTGACGAGTGATGCTGGTTCTTCTAACTACTTTGTTATCAACCAAGCGCCTGCGCTTAATGTCTGGCAAGAAGTTACGGTTTATGTCAAAGGTCGAGCGGCAGGAGCAGCCACAGGAAGTTGGACACTTGATAGTCCTCGTCAAGTTCCAAATGCTACTGCTTATATTAGTGTTCAATTCCTTGCGAACTATTCCAATGCCGCAGGTGTTGTTGATCTTGATTACCTCATCATCGAAGATGCAGATGCAATTGCGGCAAACGATACAACTGCCAAAGCATTAACTTCACTTACTACTCGCGTAAGCACGGCTGAGGGAACAATTACATCCCAAGGCAACTCGATCACTACATTAAACAATAGCATTACAACCATCAATGGAACGCTCGCAACTAAGGCAGACAGCTCAGCCTTAACAACATTAGCTAACCGAGTAACCGTAACTGAAGGTTCGATTACCTCTCAGGGGTCTAGCATTACGTCTTTGAATAGTTCAGTAAGTGGACTTTTGAAAGACGTTGAGGTTACCGACACGCGCTCGACCAACCAAGCGCCATCTTGGTACTGGGCCACTTACCCTAAACGCATTGTTCGCGAGTTTAAGCAAGCATCAACACTTGGCTTAACTGGAATGGGAACCTATGTCTCATTAGAAACTTACGTTTATTACAGCGATGCTACTGGTGGGCCAATCATTCAGATTGCACGCGGTACTGACTCTAAGCTTACAGCGGAACGCCGTAGTACCAATGCGTCTACTTGGGGCACATGGTCACAAGACATCAAAACTCTAAGTGACGGACTTGTCAATAAAGCGGAAGCGTCGGCCTTAACATCTTTGGATGCCAAAGTAACTACCATCGATGGAAAGGTTTCTACACAAGCCACAAGCATCACAAACCTAACAACGACTGTAGGCGGACATACATCGTCGATTCAATCTCAACAGCAATCAATTGATGGCTTGACTGCGCGAGCAACGTTGAAATTGCAATCAGGCAATTTGGTCGGCGGTGTTGGTATTGAGAATGATAGCAAGACAGTTGATTTCATTGTTCAGGCAAACAGATTTGCAATCGGCGCGCCTTCAACTGTCACAGGCACAGTAACTCCGAAATATGCATTTACTTATCAATCAACTTCAACAACTTTGCCAAACGGCACAGTAATTCCTGCCGGTTTGTATTTAGACAATGCATCCATTGGCTATATCAATGCAAACAAGATCAATGCTGATAGCTTGAGCGCAATTAGCGCAACGCTTGGGACTCTAACCACCTATAGAGACCCTGCAAAACCTAATGGTGCTCGAATGGTTTTAACTGGAAGTTTAATCACGGTTTATGACGACAACAACGTTGTTCGAGTGAGGTTAGGTTTATGGTAATTATTTTATCAATTGTAGCCCTATTAATTATCAGCTTTGTGCTCGCACTCTATAAAAAGCACAAAGCTAAGGAGTCAAAAGTGCCAGAAGGTTTACAGGTATACAACGAAAACGCAGAATTGATTTTGGATTTAACAGACTTAACAGGCAAGGTGTTTGGATATATTGAAATTCCCCAACAATATGCTAACACAAGTTATTCAGTTACTGATTCTCGGTTTATCAATACGCGACCTTTCATTTTTAGTCCAGACAATAGTGTGGCGAATTATCAATCATGGAAAACGAATGACTACAATACAGAATACGCTGACTCAAGTGGATGGGTCACAATGCGGAAAAATCTTCAATTTGTATCTATTGGTGAGTTGGTGGGGGACACCTTAACTATTAATGTTTATGGGTTTAGTTCGAGTGAAAATTCTTTGCGTATCTATTACGGAGCTTACTAATGCCAGAAGGTATCTTTATTCAAACTGATAATGGGGATATTCAAATTGATGGACAATCTTCTCACTTATATTTAGGAAGAAAGGCAACTTATACTGCCAGTAAGATGGATTATACTTGTTTATCCCCTAAATCAATTATTGCTATTTATTTGCATGACAATGCAAATAGAAGGTTGCGTTTTGATTTATTAGATAATATTCCCGTAGGCGTTAATCGCGTCTATTCGATTGAAATTTTAAACAATGCTCATTATAAAGAGGAAGGAACGTTTACCGTATACGAGTTTATGAATATGCGAGAAGCATTTTCGGCAAGTAGCGCAACTAACTTTGGCATTGAACTTTACGATGAAACGGAACAAGTAATTTTCAACTCTAATATGCCGATATTTCGCCCCGTAAGTTATTTGCAGGCTCTTAGAATGGGCGATGAATACGATATGCCTCTTAGAACTCCAAGCGCTACGTATACGCAACCAGTTGTTGGTGGCACTGTAGGAAAAAAAATTGCCATTGTTATTACACAATTGGGTTATCAAGGTAAAAAGTTTATTCTTAGAGGATCATTCGGTTTGAACTTCTGTATTCCCGCTTTCTGGATTGACGAAGGCAGTGGTACATTTAATCTAGAATATATTTGGAATAAGGTTGCAAATGAATCTGGGTCCAGCACGGCAGCAGTTGGAAATCCTACTTGTATTGCGATGGCAATTGATGTGACAAATTATTAATATTAAAAGCCATTAAAAAAAACCCCCCTTAATTGAGAATATTAAGTAACTTCTAATTCACAGTCTTTATTACAGCACCCACAAGGGTGTTTTTTTATGCCCAAAATCAGGAGGAAGGCATGTATGAGCGATCAAACAAATAGTGTAGTTGAAGCTGCAGCGAGTACAGCTGCAGCCACGGCAACTAAATTTTCATATGGCTATGTAGTAGGAGGGGGATTGATTGGAATTGCTGGAAAAATTGATTGGGCTGTAATTATTTCAATCTTAATCGGTGTAGCAACCTATTCAACGAATCTCTACTTTAAGCGCCGTGATGAAAAGCGTTCAGAAGAGATTCATGAATTGCGAAAAAAACAGTATGAGCAAGCCAAACAACGCATCAAAGAGGATAAAGATGAAAAGTGAAAATACTCGGACATATTTAGCGTACATGGTTATTGCAATGTCATTTCTCTGTGTTCTTGGGTTGTTCTTTATTGAATATCCAGACAAAAACCGTGATCTATTAAACGTATCACTAGGGACCTTACTTGGTTTATCTAGTGCTGTGATTGCTTTCTATTTTGGATCTACCAATAAACAAAAAAAGGAAGCTGAAGATTCAAATCAACAGTAATGATTCAAATTTACGTGCTACCTCTGAGTAGTTTTCAACTCTAAAGGAAAGTGGAATGAATATTGAAAAATATCTAGATGAGTTAATTAAGCGCGAAGGCGGCTATGTAAATAATCCAGCAGATCGGGGAGGTGCAACAAAGTACGGAATTACTGAAGCAGTTGCTCGAGTAAACGGATTCAAAGGTAATATGCGAGATTTGCCTATTGAAACTGCAAAGTCTATTTATAAAAAACAATACTGGATAGCTCCACGCTTTGATCAAGTAAATTTAATTTCTCCTGTAGTAGCTGAAGAACTTTTAGATACAGGTGTTAATTGCGGCATAGGATTTGCAAAACCCCTTTTACAGCGTGCCTTGAATTTGCTGAATAACCAAGGCAAGGCAGGTTGGTCAGATCTTGTAGTGGATGGAATTTATGGTTTAGCTACGTTGGATGCTTTAAAAATCTATTTGGCTAAACGTGGGAAAGATGGTGAAAAAGTTCTAGTGCGTGTACTAAATATCATGCAAGGCCAGCGGTACATCGAAATCTGTGAGCGTAATCCAAGCCAAGAACAATTTTTTTATGGCTGGATTGCTCATAGAATCTCATTTAACTAACTAAAAATTTAACTAAATACGGTACAAATAAAGATTTTTATTCTTAAATTTTGATTTTATTTATTTAAGTTATTAATTTTATAAAATAATTTGGTGCGCCCGGCGGGGATCGAACCCACGACCCCAGGTTTCGGAAACCTGTACTCTATCCAACTGAGCTACGAGCGCATGCGTGGGGCACATCATAGGAAAAAAACACTTGCAGGTAAAGCATGAAATACATGCCAAGTGAATTTAATGCTTAATTAAACAGCAAGTTGTTCAATATTTTATATACTTTATTAAAGAAACTGAATTGAGTAGTTAATTGTATGTAAAGCTGTTGCAAGTTCTTGAGCGGGAATACGTGATTCTTGCAAACTGGTAATCCATTGCATTTGACATGATTTAAGTTCTTGTATTGTAGTCGTTTTCTCTATTCTTTGAACAAGTGGTTTAGTCATTAGTCCGCAATAACTGCTAAGCGTTTTCATCATTAACTGCTGTATTTCTTCAAAAGAAAGAGGCTGGGATGGTATTACTGGCTGATTATATGGGGTGCAAGACTGATCTAAATTACTTTGTTGGGAAAGCAGGATTTCTCCAACGAGTTGATTTGAAAAGTCTTTAGAGCTATTTTTAGATTTTTCACGATTTTGTTCTGCATTATTTATCGCTGATTTTATAAAAGTTATTTCTTCATAGCCTGATGGCTCTGGTGATGAAATAGGAGCAATAAGTTCTAAATCAATAAGTTGTTGAATCAATTCTGGAGAGGCAATACGTTTTTTAAATTCACCATTTAAGTTTTGAAAATCTTCATGGTCTATTAATAGTAGTAAACGTCGCTGTTTTGCATTTAAAGCAATATTACGTTGTTGAAGTGCAACTCTTCCCAAATTGGTTCTATAAAAACCAGCCAT